GGGATCAACCCTGTCGCATATCAGGGACTACGCCTATGACCTGCAGATCGAAGAAAACGCTCAGCTGAAAGACGTTGTCGAAGCTAAGCGCAAGGCCAAGAACGAAAAGGCCGCGGCGGATGAAGCGGATAGGCTCGCAGCGATCGAACACGATCCGGCGGTAGAGCCAAGGGAAGAAGGCGATCCGGACGGTGACGGTGACGATGATCCCCCGGCCGAACCTGATCAACCGTCGCAACTTAAGCGGAGGGTCTAATGGCTCGTGACATCCTCGGCGGCTTCGGCCGCGATTCGTCCCAGCCGCAGGCGGCCCCTGCCAAATGCGGCGGCATCTGCCCGGGCGATACCATCGACGTGAACAACTACGCCGCTCCGCAAGGGCCGAAGAACATCATGGACCCGAAGTCCCCCGGGCTCCATGGGGCCAACTACGGCATCACCAACGGTCCTGACCGTGGCGGGTCCCATTCCGGCCGCCCCGGTATCGGCGGGACCAATCGTGGCAATTCCGGTTCGCAAGGGAAATACTAATGACCGACCAAGCGGGTATGATCAACCGAGCCCTGCAGACCTTCGGGTCTCGCACGACCATAACCGCTGCGCAACTCGCCGCGAATCCGCCTCAGTCTAACGAAGTCATCCAAGCAAACATCGTCTATGTTCCTTTCCGGCGACGTTTGCTTCGGATGGCTCCGTGGGCCTGTGCGTTCAACACGGCGAATATGACTTACATAACCTCCGTTCCGGGCACTCCGGAAAACACATCGGCCGCGGCACAAATCTGGGGCAAGGGCCAGCCAGCACCGCCGTGGGCTTATGAATACCAATACCCCGTCGACTGCCTCCGCGCGTGCTGGGTGACCCCACAGACCGCCACGGGCTTCGCCTCGGGCATTCCAATCACCACTGCCGTTACCGGTGGTGCGCCGACATTCTGGCAAGGACCACCGGTCAAATACTCTGTCGGGGTTGACCAATTCTTCAACGTCACCAGCGTAGCCATAAACAATGGCGGTACCGGATACGCGGTCAACGATACCATCATCCTTGCCCTCCAGCCAGCAGCCTCAGTCCTCAACAACGCCATTGGCACATTCCAAGTCGGCTCGCCTCAAGGCGCCGCGGCGGTGCTAAAAGTCACCTCCGTTGCCGCTGGCGTAGTCACCGGCGTCTCTGTCGTTGCCGTGACCCGCGGCGAAAACACCCCGTTCACTGGCAGCTATCTCTACCAATACGCTACCACTCCAGTCGTCCAAGGCTCCACCACTGGCGCTGGCACCGGCTTCACATGCACCCCGGTCTTCTCCGCGACCCCAGCCGATCAGCGGGTGATCCTCACCAACCAAGAATTCGCAATCCTCAACTACGTCCGCGATGTCACCGACGAGAACATCTTCGACGATGACTTCCAAGAAGCCTTCGCGTTGATCCTCGGTGCCCGCCTTTGCATCGCCCTGTCTGGCGATAAGCAACTCGCGAATCTCAAAATCGCCGAAGCCAACGCGATGATAATCGAAGCCCGGGGGACCGATGCGAACGAAGGCTTAAAGGTCAACGACGTAACCCCAGACTGGCTCCGCATCCGTGGGATCGATTACGTAGAAGACTATTCTGGCCCGTACAACACCGGGTTCAACTGGGGAGCCATCTGGCCGGGGTATTCTTAATGGGGCAGCCAGTAATCCAAACTTCCTTCAACGCTGGTGAATGGGCGCCGTCGCTCTATGCCCGGGTTGATCTGCAAAAATATCACTCCGGCGCATCGTTGCTGGAGAACTTCTTCGTCGACTACCGTGGCGGGGCAACGATCCGGGCGGGGACGAAGTACATTCTCCAATGCTTCAAATCCGCCACGCAGGTTCGCCTGATCCCGTTCCAAGCCAGCTTCACCGTCTCTTACGTTCTCGAATTCGGCGATCAATACCTTCGGTTCCACAACAACGGCGCACCGGTTCTCGAGAACCCCACAACGATCTCCGCGATCAACATCGGCACCAGCACCATCACCGACACCGCCCATGGCTATGCCAACGGCGATTGGGTTTTGCTGAACAACATCGTCGGTACCGTAGGCCAGCAGCTAAACGGCAACTATTACATAATCGCTGGGGCGACCACCAACACCTACACCCTCACCGATCTCAACGGCACCGCGATCGTCCTTACCGGCGCCTATACCTCCGGTGGTACAGCGCAGCGGGTGTACACCATCGCATCCCCGTTCCTTGCCACAGAACTCTCATTGGTCAAGTTCACGCAAAACGTGAACCAGATGATCCTCTGCCATCCGAACCACCCGCCACAGCAGTTGATACTAACCACCGCGACCAATTGGTCCTTGACCTCGATCATCTTCGGTCCGACGATTCAACCACCAGCAACCCCCACCGTTACCAGCACCCTCACCAGCGGCACCACAATCGGCTACGCCTACGTCGTGACTTCTGTCGATGGCAACGGACAGGAATCCGGCCCGTCGGCCTTCGGTACCATAGGTCTAACATCCGACATCCGTTCCGTTGGCGGCACCAACACCGTCACATGGACCGCGGTGACCGGCGCGGTTAGCTACAACGTCTACCGCGCCAATCCCCGCTACGGCGCAGGTGTCCCTACGGGGTCTCTATTCGGCTTCGTTGGCAACGTAACCCAGACCACTTTCTTCGATTCAAACGTCGTACCGGACTTCTCCCAACCCGCCCCGGTTCCGCAGAGCCCATTCTCCGGCTCCGGTGTGCAAAGCATTACCCTGACCAATCAAGGCGGTGCCGTACCTGTGGTACCGGGCATCAGCCTAACCGCTGCACCTCCCGGCGGGACCAATGCAACCGCATCGCTTTTGCTTAAGCCCCTCACGGTTGTAGTCGACAGCGGCGGCACTAACTGGAGCGTTGGCGATGGCATTTCCATCCCCGGGCTCGGGATGGTCTTACAGGTACTCACCGTAACCCATCCATTCGGCGCGGTCCTCACAGCGCAGGTAAATCAATTTACCGCAATTGGCGGTTCAGCTGGTTCGGCCTTGCCAACCAATCCGCAACCGGGCGTGTCCTTTAACGGCGTTGGAACCGGGGCCTCGTTCGATTTCACTTGGGGCGTTGCTTCGATAACCCTCACCAACCCCGGCACGGGCTATCTCTCCACGCCTACGATTTCCTTCACAGTAGGCACCGCCGCAGCGACTGCCACTATCGGCGCCCCTGCTGCGGGCAACCCTTCGGTCCCGGCCTTCGCGCAGCAACGACTCGTCCTCGCTGGCCCGATCGCCTCGCCGCAGCAGTTCAACATGTCCCAGCCCGGGGCTTATTACAACTTCAACACCACCGTCCCGGCGCAGCCCGATAACGCGATCCAAGACGTTCTTGTCTCCGGCCAGCTGAACACGATCAAATCCATGATCCCGCAGCCGCAAGGCCTGATCATGCTTTCGGACAAGCAAGCATGGCTGCTGAACGGCGGATCGCCCGGGGCTGCATTTGACGCAACCGCGCTCGTTGCGAACCCACAAGCCTACAGCGGCGCGAGTGACGTCCCGCCAATCGTCGCGACCGACAACATCCTCTACGTCCAATCCAAAGGCTCCATCGTTCGCGATCTGGTGTTCAACTTCTACACGCAAGTCTACACCGGGACCGACATCTCCGTCCTCTCCTCGCATCTCTTCTACGGCTTCCAAGTCCTCGAGTGGGCTTGGGCCGAGGAGCCGTTCAAACTCGTCTGGGCCGTACGTAACGATGGCACGATGCTGAACCTGACCTTCCTCAAAGAACAAGAACTAATTGCTTGGGCCCACTCCACAACCCAAGGCCAGTTCAAATCCGTCGCGACCGTTGTCGAATCCACCGTCACCGCTGGCAACGTCGACGCAGTCTATACCGTGGTTCAACGCGTGATCAACGGCCACACAGTCCAATACGTCGAACGCGTAACCGAGATCAACTACGTCAACGGACTCGACTCTGCTTGGGCCGTAGATGCAGGCATTAGTTTCTTCGGGGCCGCATCGCTGAACTTCTCCGGCGCACAGCATCTTGCTAACACTCCGGTCGTTGGCATCGCGACCGACAATCTCGGCAACACCTCCGCGATCACCCCGCTGACCATGGGGGCCAACGGTTCCTTCACTCTCCCGGCCCCGACCAATGGCGCAACTGGCTACACCCATGTCGTAGTCGGCCTTGCCTATACCCCGACGTTACAAACCCTACCGCTCGACCTCGGCGAGCCCACTGTCCAAGGCAAGCGGAAGAAAATCGCCGGGGTCACCGTTCGGGTCAAGGACTGCCTTGGGCTTAACATGGGCCGATCGGCAGCGACGGCCGTCCCCATGGCTGATCTAATCGTTGGCAACGTCGGCTCGATGACAAACCAACTCGTCACCAACCTCGTCACCGGCGATGCCCGTGGGTACTCCGATCCGCAATGGGACGTGCCCGGGCAATACGTCATCCAGCAGCCGCTGCCATACCCCGGCACTGTCCTCGGTGTGATCCCAGAGATCGAGATCGGAGATACAGCGAAATGAGGGTAATCGTCGAACCATTATTCAACAGCCCAGTCTCTTCTCTCGTCTCGATGTTTTGCAACCTCGACAAACGCCAGCTGGACATGTTCGACTATTGCCAAACCCTTGGCCAAGTCTACACCGGGTTCGTCGATGGAGACTTTGTCTGCTGCTGGGGCTTGATCCCGCCATCGTTCCTTTCCAACCAAGCCTACCTCTGGATGTGGGCCCCGGAGCCGATGAAGCACCAGTTCGTCTTCATTCGCCAGTCGCAGATTCAAGTCCGAAAGATGCTCGAACGATACGATACGATCGTCGGCCAATGCATTCGTTCAAACGGATCAGCCCAGCGTTGGCTTCGTTGGCTTGGGGCCGAGTTCGAATATCCGCAAGGGAACTTGATCCCTTTCACGATAAGGAAGACCAATGGTTGATCCGATTTCAGCAACGGCAGGGGTTGCGGCTGTAGGCGCTACCAGCGGTACCGCGGGCACGTTGGGCACCATCGGCGCTGTCGGCACCGGCATCGGCGGGGTCGTCTCGGGCATCGGCTCGATGATCTCTGGCAATGCCAATGCGGCAGCGTACCAATACAAAGCCGGGGTGGCCTTACTCAACAAACAAATCAATCTCCAAAACGCCAACTGGTCCCTCGAATCCGGCGATATCAAAGGCGAAGAAGCAGGGCTTAAGGCCGGGCAGGATCAAGCCAAGACCAAGGTCATGCAGGCTGCTTCGGGCCTTGACGTGAACTCGGGCTCGAACGTAGCAGTCCGCGATACTCAAACCAAGGTCGCGCAGTTTGATCAAAACGTGATCTCTTGGGACGCCGCGAAGACCGCGTGGGGGTTTGAGTCAAAAGCCGCAACGGATCAGGCCGAGTCCAATCTTGACATGATGGCCTCGTCCAGTGCAAAGACCGCTGGAGATATCGCCGCAATCGGATCGTTTATCTCCGCTGGAGGCTCCGTCGCTGGCAAATGGTACCAAGGCCAATCTGTAGGGTTAGGGAAGTAAAATGCCGCAAGTCCCGGGTTTAACCCCCACCGCTGATCCCTCTGGCTACGCGCCAGAGATCGGCCTTGGCGTTCCGGCTGATGCCTTCGGTGGCGCGGTCGGCCATGCCCTTGAGGGCCTTGGGTCCTCTATCGAAAGCGCCTCGGATAAAATCTGGGCCCAAGCTATCAACATGCAGAACCTCCAGAACGAAACGGAGGCGAAGAACGCAGACGCTAAATACATGATGGAATCCGGAAAGCTTCATGCGGATTTCATCAACAAAGAAGGAATCAACGCGGGGCCTGAAGCCCTCTCGGCGCATATTCAAGAACTCCAAGACCTGCGGACGAACATCCGGGATAACATCAGCAACCCGATGGCCGCGAAGATGTACGACGCATCGTCGCTCGGGTTCATGGGACGGAATATCTTCAACGCTGCGGGCCACTCGGGCCAGCAGATGAAAGTCGCAGCCAACGGCGCTGCGGACTCCCGCATCGGCTTGGCGCAGGATAACATGGGGGTCTATGCCGACGATCCCATCACCCAACAACGCTCAGTCCGACAGATTGAATCCGAAGTCGAAGCCAAGGGCCGCAATTCCGGCTGGACCGAGGATCAGATCGCAGCCACTAAACGCGATGCTGTCTCAACCGGCTACGCTAACACCATCCTCGCCGTTGCTAAGACCAACGCCCCGCGTGCCCAGCGGATGCTGGACGAGGCAGTGGAAAAACAAATGATCACCGAGAACACGGCGAACAAACTCCAAGCCACTGTTCAAACCCAGTTCCGCGATCAAGGCTCCCGGTTCATTTCCGACAAGGTCCTCGCCGACCGCCGCAATGGCGATGAGGAAAACAAACCTGTTCAAGAATACATCGACGCTGCGATGGACGAAGCAAAGAAATATGGCGTTAAGGACCCGCTGTTCCCTGACTACGTTCGCCAGCGGGTCATCGCGGACTACAATCGCCAGCGAGCGGTTGAAACCGACGCGGATAACCAAAACGTCCGGACCATCGGCCAAGCCTTGATCAAAGGCAACAAGGAAGGCATCCTCCCGTCTTCGATCGAAGAACTAAAAGCCATCGATCCCGCAGTCGGCCCTGCTTGGGACGCGATCTCGCGGGACCCGAAGAAACAACAAGCGGTCTTGACCCAGCTGCAAAACAATGCAGGTGGGGCCAAAGTCGTCGTGAACCCCCAGAACCTCCAAGCCTACCAGACCTACCGTGGACAGGCCCTGAACGGCAACGATGAAGAACGCGCTTCGTTCATGGCGAAGAACTTCGGGACCGAAGGCCAGCTGACCCTGTCCCAACGCAAGCAGCTGATGGACCTGCAGACCAACCTCCAGCACCGTGCTGCGATCTCAGCCGCCGATGACCCCCGGGTGTCCCGCGCCTTGCAATTTCTCAGGCCCGATATGATCGCTGCTGGCATCGACCCCCGCGGTGGCGAGGACGCTCGTAAGGACTACTACGCCTTCACCGGAGCCCTGCAAGACCAACTTGACCAATACCACAAAGACCACCCGGGCAAGGTACCCTCCCACGAAGAACTCAAAACCATCGGTGCCCAGCTGATGCAAGAACAAGTCACCGCCAAAGGCATCTTCTGGGATACCAAAGAACCCACGTTCAAAATGGCTGTCCCAGAGGACGAAGCCAAGCGTATCCGTCAGGACCCGTATTGGGCCAAACGCGGGGTCGTCCCTAACGACGGCATGATCGGCCGTATCTACCGCGCGCAGCAGTTTAAAGAAAAATACGGTGGTGCAGCCAAGAAGCCCGCAGACGCCGCATTCCCGCCGAACGCCCCTGAGGCCCAATGAGCGAAGTCGACGACTATTTCCAAAACTCCCAGCTGATGGCTCGTCAGGCGAACACCGCTGCGCTAGGCGAGGACCCGGAAACCGCTGCCCGCGCGGTTGATCTCTCCGACGCAACCGGCGTACCGGCTTCCGCAATCTACGGAGACGTCGATGGGTTCGAACGTCAGCATAAAGCCGCGCTTGGTGCAGGGATTATCAGCGATAACGAACACATTGCTGATTACCTCAATTCTCACCCTATGGCTCCTCGTATTAGCCACGACGACCTCGGTGCACTTGACGATGTTAGCCGGTCTCTGGCTCCTGTTGGTGACGAAAGCCGGTTGCAGAAATGGCTTAAAAGCGATAGCCTTGCACGGACGTTTGTAAGCTCCGCGAAGGCGCTGATCACCCCGCCGAAGGAATTCACCGAGGGCTTTGGCTCCCAGCCGATGGGGCAACAGCTATTCCAACGGCCCAGTGATATCGAATGGGCCTCGTCGCATCCAGAAGCCGCAGCGATCGCTGGCGCGGCCTCGATGCCGGTGGAAGCAATGGCCCGAACCACCTCGGGCCTGCTGAACCTCGGATACGAAAACCTTTCCAAGATGTTCGGCGAGCCCTTTGCCCGCGACATGGCCGCAATGGCCGAATGGGGCATGATGCGGGGCGATCTCGGCGTCAAGGGCGGCGGTGGGGGCGCAGGTGGGCCCTTGACCATCCTCGAAAAGAACGCCGAACTCCTTGGTCAAATCCGTTCTGGCATCGAAGCTTCCGACATCTACACCCCCGCAGGCCACGAGCCCCCCGCAGGCATCCACCCTCTTCTCGACGACGCGAAGAAACTTCAAACCAAGGAGGACTTAGATGTCCTCGATGAAGCTCTTAAATCCTCCCAGCAATCCGCAACCAGAGAACGCGCGGCTGATTTCTTCTCCAACTTCATCCGGTCCCACGTCGGCGAACGCGAAATCGGAATTGACGCCGCTGCAATCCGTCGTATCTACGGCGACAAGCCGCCAGCAGTGGATGATAATCTACTGGGATGGATACCCGATCTTGATAAAAAGCTCGCAGCGGCGGAAGGCGTCGGCGGGGACGTGCAGGTACCGATTGCGGATTGGCTGGCGAAGGTTGATCCGGAGGTGGCGAAGGAGCTTCATGATGATATTCGGGTGAGGGATGGGGGGCTGACGGTAAACGATACGAAGATCGGATCGGAGATCGATAAGCCTTCGGCCCAAGTGCTTTCCCACCCCGATCAATTACGGCAGGTTCCTTGGGGTGAGAACGACCCAACACAACAGCCACTTGGGCCTAGTGTTCCGCGTACTGAACCAATCAAATGGGAAGTACGTAAAGAAGATGGGATGTACAATGTTTATGGTGATGGGCAGATAGATAATGCCTTTGGCCATCCACAGGATGCACAGAACTATATCGACCGACAGTCTGGCAAGACTTCAGGCCAGCGCCCCGGGATCATTGGGCAAACGACGAACGATAATCTAGGTGCTGAGACCAAGCAATTACATCCACGTCCTGAACCCAAGTCCACCATCGCCGAACCACTCCAAACCACCCGTGGAGCCGCAGGGCTCGAACCGCTCTTCGCCGTTGGCGATCGCAAGCTCGAACTCCGTCGGCGCCCGCCAAGTGAACGAACCTACAAAGACGAATTCCCCGCGGATGAATTCCGCATCCATGACGAAACCGGGAAGAAGGTCGGCTGGCTCGAGGTTGTCCCGTACGAAGGTGGGAAGAAGCTCTACATCGACAACATCGGTGGATTCGAACACCTCGGCTACGGCCCAAATGCCTTCGGGCCCTCACTGACCCGCAGCCTGATCCAGCAGCTGAAGGAACAATACCCGCAGGTGGAACAAATCGGCGGGTTCCGAATCTCTGGTGCCCGGGAGAAGGCTGGGGTGGCCAAAGAAGCTTGGATCAAAGTCCAACCCGGCGAAGCTTTGGACTATCGCCAGCATGAGTATTTCAAATCCCTGCTGACGCAGAATTGGGAAGAACTCGGCCAAGGCCTCCTCGGCCTGTTCCACACCGAAGGCAAAGGCCTTGCTGCGGACTCGCCGATGGGGCAAATGGTGATGTCCGAACTCCGTCGGCTGGTGCCCGAAGCCGAAGCCGATGTCGCGCATCAGCTAAAAGCCCCGGGTGGGGAAGTCCGCGGGGTCTATATCCCGAACATGCGGCAGATCATCGTCTCGCTGACTTCGCCGGACCCGATCGGCACAGCCCGGCATGAGTCGATCCATGGCCTACGGCGGATGGGATTGCTGTCGGATAAGGAATGGGCCACCCTCGAAAAGGCTGTCTACTCCGAAGACTGGATGGGGAAATACGACGTAGCCGAACGATGGAAGAACTTTCCTAAGGCAGACCTTGTCGAAGAATCCGTCGCTGAGGCTTTCCGCGATTGGCATTCGGGCAGCGCTACAGCGAAGGACGTTCATCCGATCTTTGAGAAGATCAAAGCTTTCTTCGAAGGCATCCGTCAGAGCCTTGCGGAACTCCTCGGCCATGATCTGTCTTGGGAGGAAATCTTTAAGAAGATCGACTCCGGAGAGATCGGCTCCCGGGAAGAACGTGAACGCCCAGCACTTGCTGAACCTGCAATGGAAGTCGAAGACGCGCCAGAAGGCCCCGGGCTCTACGACCGGGCCAAGGCCCTCGGCGTCACCCAGTCCCACATGGACCGGATGCTGCGCCTGATCGATAAACGAAACAAAGAAGACCTCGAAGGTGCCCAGCGCCGAGCCGAAGTCCGTCAACGCCGCCGGTCCAATGCTGAATGGAAAGCCCGGCGGACTACCCTCCGCGATGAAGTCCGCGAGAACCTTTCCAACCGTCCTGACCTCGCGATGGACGATCTATTCTCCAAGCAAAAGATCAAACTCGACCCAGCTACCCTATCCGAAGACCAACGCTCTAGACTTCCAAAGGACTACGTCCAGAAGAAAAACGGAGTAAACCCAGATGAACTTGCACCCTATTTTGGTTATACCTCTGGTGACGCCTTGGTTGAACGTCTCGGAATGCTTACAGAAGACCGGCGGCGATCTGGTATGTCTGCACGGGACTACTTCAACCGACTGGTCGATGTGGAAACCGATCGAAGACTTAATGCCGAATTCGGGGACCGACAGCAGACGATACTCGATGAGGCCAAGGATCAGGCTCTTAGCGAGACACAGATCAACCTGACCCATGAGGAGACCCTTGCCTACGCCTTAAAGGCCGGGGTCGAGCCACAGTTCGGCAAAGACGAAGTCCGGGCGATGGTGAAGAAGGTTTTCGATGAAACCCCGGTAGGGCAGATTTCATCCGATCGGCTGCTGCAAACCGCTGGCAAGGTCGGGAAGAAGATCGAAGAGGCCGGGGCGAGGGGCAAATGGGACGAGGCCTACCGGCTTTCCCAACAACGCAACCATGCTGTAATCGCTGCCAAGCTCGCCCGAGACTACGAACGATCCCGGGCGACCCTCGATCGCACCGCGAAGCAGTTCCGCAAACGTGAGGTTCCGAATGTCCCAGCGGAGTACACGAACTGGGTCCATGATATCCTACAACGGGTTGGATATCCCATTAACCGTTCGATTCAGGACCTTGGAGAAAACATCGCGCGGCAATCGGAGACGACGCTCGAAGACTTCGCCGCGGCTAAGGAAGCTGATTGGATGGGCCTGCGAGACTTGCCCATTGCGGACTTCTTGCTCGATCCAGCATTCCGTTCCAAAGTCGACGACCTGTCGCACCGGGACTTCATCGGGCTGAAGTCTTCGATCGATGTTCTGATCAAAGCTGGACGCGACGAGTCGAAAATCTACCGCGAGGGCGAGGCCGCAGATCGGGCTACCGTCCTGTCCGAGATGCGCGATAAGCTCAAAACCTTCCCGATGAAGGAATTCCCCGCAACCCGCGGGGGGCTTTCCAAGGCCGTGGATTACCCCAAAGCCTTCATTGCCGGGATGACCAATATCGAAACCCTTCTCAACCGCTGGGACCGGGCAGACCCGAATGGGGTATTCAACCGCTACATCGCCTATCCGCTAGCAAAGGCCTCGAATTACAAAAACGTCCTCCAACGCCAGTACGACAAAGCCCTCCGCGATCTCGGCCCAATCCCCGATCGCCAGAAGCTTGTCGATGCTCCGTTCGTCGACCCCCTTTCCCGCACAGAGGAAAACCCCAATGGCAGCCAATGGTCCGGGTTCACTCGAAACAACGTCATGGCGATGCTACAAAATGCAGGGAATAAATCAAACTGGACTGTCTTGGCCCGAGGTTATGGCGCTGACCCTGAAGCCCTCATGCAATGGCTGCACCGGAATACGACTAAAGAGGACTGGGACCGGGCCCAAGCCATGGGCGATAGCGTGTTTAAATCGCTGGTATCTACTGCGGATCGGGTTTATGAGCGCCTCACTGGAGCTACCATTGAGAAGATTCCCTTGGAGCTCATCCAAACCCCATTCGGGGAATACAAAGGGTGGTACCATCCGCTGATCGCGGACCCGATCCGGAAGGAAGTCTGGGAGCAGCATCCGGATACTGGCGAATGGGAACGGCGACCGACCGGGAAGAAAACGTCGGTTTACGATGACGACTTCTTCCATGCGTCCACCGCGAACGGGTATACCAAGAAACGCACGGGGGCGACCTATCCGCTGGACCTAAACTTCGACGTGGTCCCTGCGCGGATTCGCCAGATGATCCACGATATCGCCTTCCGCGAGACGGTACTCGAAACCCAAAAGGTCTTCGACAACCGGGCGTTCCAAGCTGAGGTTACAAAGCACTACGGGCCGATCTACACCGATCTGCTAATGCCCTACCTCCGCGGCATCGCGGGAGCCGAATCGATCAACTCCCGAGCCCAGTCCATGGCCGCCAAGGTCAGCGAGTACTTCCGCCAGAACGTGATCTCGACCCTGATCGGATTCAATCCCTACACCGCCCTCAAACATGGGCCAACCGCTTGGGTCATGTCCATGCGAGAAGTCGGGGGCAAGGACTTTCTTTCAGCCGTCACCTCCCTCTACGGCAAGTCCCCGGAGATCGGCCTGAAGAACCACGAGTTCGCGATGAAATGGTCCGAGGAACTCCAGCGCCGCGAACGCCATTGGCAGGACACAATTGCAGGCGAAAACCAACTCCTCGGCCAAGACGTCGGTGCCCGTGCCCGAGTGGTCCAAGCAGGCTCTTGGCTGGTTGCCCAATCCGATATGCTATCCGCGAAACCAACATGGCTGGCGCAATATGAAAAGTCAATTAGTGATGGTCTTAGCCACGGTGACTCTGTTGATCTTGCTGATCGTGCTGTACGTAGAGCGCACGGATCAACAGCGACTACTAATCAGCCGTCGTTGGTGCGTGGAGGCGGACCGCTGCATGGGTGGTTGACGTCGGTTTACGGATTCTTCGGCACCGCGATGCAACGAAGGATTGAGATCGCGCATGATCTAAACGATGCGTATCAGCTGGTAAAGGACCGCGAGATCAACTCCGCAGCCGCTAAGGTTCCGGGGATTGCCCAGAACATCTTCACCTACGTCATCTGGCCTACGATCGTTGAGGAATGGGTTACCGGGCTCACCACTGACGACCGCCGCGGGTGGGGGACACATCTAGCCGCTGGGGCCTTCATGGGCCTGTCGTCCTCCGTCCTCTACCTCCGCGATATGATGCACGCGTTCGTCACCGGCCAAGACCCTAGCGCGGGCCTGATCGGGTCCCCGCTCCACGACATCGCCAACACCATGCGGGACTTCAAAAAAGGCCGCCAAGCCCTCGATCGCCAGAACGCAGGCAAGACCGTTCAACACACCCTGACCACCTTCGGCGATCTAACCGGGCTCGCGCCGAAGACGATCGACAACGCGATCCGGTTCGGGATCGATCTGGTGAACAAGCAAGCCCATCCGAAGAACCTTCGCGATGTATTCCAAGGCGTTACCCGAGGCACGGAGAAAAAGAGGGTAGAGAAATAACATGGCAGATAAGATTCTCGACGATGCATCTATCGCAATTGTGAAGTCAGCAAACCTACCGATATCGCTCGAAGCGATTGAAGAGATTATCTTCGAAGAGGATTCAAGCGAGCAGTACTACGTAAAACACTACGAACAGCCAGAATGGCCCGGTGGACAATCCGGTGTCACCATTGCCCTTGGTTACGATCTCGGCTACTCCACGGCGATGAAGGTTCATATGGACTTCGACGACCTGATCCCGGCCAGTATGGTCCTTGCGTTGGTTTCTGTTGTAGGCGTCCGCGGTACCGCTGCGCATGACGCGATGCTAAAGGTCCGTCCGCATATCGCGATCCCATGGGCGGTGGCCCTGACGGTGTTTCTAAAACGCGACATCCCGCTTTGGATCGCCACCTGTGCCAAGGTCCTTCCGAACTTCGACAAGCTCGGCCCAACTTGCAAAGGCATCCTCGTCTCCCTTGCCTACAACCGCGGAGCTTCCTTCACCCTCGCCGGTGACCGCTACCGCGAGATGCGGGCGATCCGTGCCGATATGCTCACCCAGAACTTCGCCAACATCCCAGCGCAGTTCCGGTCTATGGCCCGCTTGTGGACCGGGGGCGTCCACAACCGCAGGCTCCGCGAAGCCGCCCTCTTTCAAAAGGGACTTGATGAAATGAAAGGAGATTCCGATGCTACAGTTTCTTAAGAACGTCACCCCGCTGCAATGGATGGGTGTCGCGATCCTTGCCAACGGTGTCCTCACCGGCGGGGTGAACGAACTCACTGATCTCTTCGGCGCCGGGATTACCAAGCACATCGTCTCGATCGCCTCACTTGGCAACTCCTTCGTCGGCGGTTTGATCACCATGTTCTCCGGCCAAGGGGCACAAATCCGCAACGTGGCAGCTATGCCCGGGGTCGAGTCGATCAAGGTCAATTCACAAGCTAACACGACCCTAGCACAGATCGCGGTCTCCGCGGACCCGGCTCTCGCTAAGGTCGAACCAACCCCGGCAGCTGATGCCGCGGTAACCAAGACTGCGGCCGCAGTCTAAACAAGGAGAAGTGATATGCGAAAGTACCTTCCAATACTAGCCTTGCTCGCGTTGGGGAACGCGGCAATCGCGGCGGATTTGCCGGTTAAGGCAACCCCGTCGTTACTCGGTAGCTGCCTTGCCGGTGGCAACTGCTCTGGGGCCTATGCTACCTTCGGTCTTTCTAACAACGCCAATCTCGGTGGGGTGCTGACCGGTGGGGCCGATAACGGTATGGGCCTGAACTTCGGTGGCGGCTACCAATACTGGCAAGGCCAAGTCATCGCTGGGTTTGAAGTCACCGGGGGCTACCAATTCGGCACCGCTGGATCAACCGGCACCGCAACCTCCACGCAGTTCATCAAGCTGGGCTATAACTTCTTCCCGGCCCAGCAATCTGCGGCCCCTGCTCCAGCGCAGAACCCGTTCGTAGGCTTTGTCCCCGCGAACCTCCTTGCCAACTCCACCCCGGCTGTGATCGCCGGTGGCTGCCTTGGCCATGGAATCGAGAAAGGTTGCGTGGGCTTGGAAATCGACAGCGTGATAGCCGCTGGCTGGTCCACTGCGTTCCAATACTACAACGCTCCATCGGTCCGCGGCCAAGCCGACGAGAACGTGTTCCGGATCATGGTCCAAAAGCACCTTTAGTACCGCGTGAAACTTGGTGGGGGGATCAACCCCCCATCCTTTTTAACAGGGCAGCGAATGCTCGGAGTTCACATGTCAGGCGAAGCTTGGGTAGCACTAGCAGGGTTGGTGGTCACCATCCTTGTAACGACGGTTACCACTACTTCGGTAATCCTGTCAAAGATCAGCAAGAATAAAGAAGAACTTGATCAAGAACTCCATGCGCTGCGGATGGCAGCGTTTGAGGAATACAAGACCCTGCGGAAGGAAATCGGCGAAGTCGCATCGATCTCCCGCAAGGAATTCGGGGAGACGATCTTAGCGATCCGTGAGAAGGTCGGCGAGGTTGAACTCTGGGTCCGCGATCAAATCGCAGAGACCCGGCATACCCTCACCGGCTCGATGGATATGCGGCATAACACCGCGATGGGGAAGATAGAAAAGACAGACGATCGCGTTCGACAGCTGGAGTTGTTCTCGGCCAAGAACGGATACCATCCGGGCCATCCGGAATAGCTATTGTAGCAAATTCCCGTCCATATCAATCTCCGGCACGACGGCCTTGAACGTCTTAAACCCTTGCTTATCCAACCTCACCGCCGCAATCATCCCGGCCCGTTCCATAATCCCAATCACTCGCTCGATGGAATGGAGGGGGATGTGTTCTCTGGCGAAGTTGATGATCTTCCTTTCCGGGACCGGTCCTCTGGCACCGAGGGTAAGCACATAATGGTAGATTTCGTCCATTGCCCGGGCGTCTGCGTTTCCTGCTCCGGCCTTGAAGATGTCAGGCATCGTCTGCTCAGCTTCAAGGAGCCATCCCAGCGCTCGGTTAAAGTCATCGACGGTGAGCAGAAGCACATCGCTACGGTCGATAGCGGAAACCATTGACAGCTTGTACAAATGTACACGCCGTCGCGTGGCGTAGTGGATGAGCTTCGGGTGGCTTGGGACGTCGGGTTCCCCAGCTTGGCGCCAGTTATTGACTGCGTTACGGTATTCGGTGGTGACTTCAAAACGACCCACAAGACCAGAGATGCTATTAAGATCATGCACAAGATCACTATTAAGTCCGGGATCATTTTTCTGTTCAAAGTCATCACCAATAGTCCTTTCGTCTGAGAAAAGCATGATCACGCGAGAGGTAAAGCCTTGCTCCCACGCAGTCTCTGGCATGTACTTCATTAGGTTCGACGGAGTAGTACCACAGATAATGTTAAGTTGAGGGGATTTAATCTTAATGTTAAGATCATTACCTCGCCGGGTTTGCCCGTAGGGTTGCGGATCGTAGAAATCGGACATGACTCCGATGGCTTCGTCGTCGTACTTGTGCATAAACGCAGATAGCTCGTCGGCAGTAATATAGAGCGTGTTGTATTCCAGCTGATCCATTTCCTTGCCATTAGTCACCACCACGTTTCGTTTCGATTTCGCCACTGCGTCAATCATACTCGACGCGCTCATTGACGTCGGCGCGTTCCGCGGATCGGGCATTTCGAGATAGTACCGCTTCGCTGCGCGGATCGACCGGGTTTTCCCCACCCCGGGATGGCCCACCAGAAAGCAATAAATATTCGGATGCAATCGCTCATTCCCCGAAACCACATGCACGCGCTGCTCCACCGCCGCAGCGATGGTAGATATCGCAGCCCACTTACGAAACAATATCGGAGATTCGAGCCCTGCCGTTGCCTCCACGAATGACTCGATCCAAGAGGGACACTTGCGGAGTGCGCTTCCGTTTGTCGTGACCTTTGTAGTCTTTGAGCCCATCTGGGTTGCTTTGGTTGTAGTCACCTTTATTCCACCCCGTCTTGCAATCGTATGGTATTTTTAACTCTCGCCCGTGTTGCAACGGGATAGTTTGAACAAGGTCCTTTTGTAGCTGAGGGATGATTTCATCTTCCATCTCTTCGGGATACATAAAGGTCAACGCGTCGTGGTCTTGCATCATTAAGATCGCCGTGCGTTTACGCCAGATACGGAGCATCGCTCCGTTCACTATATCCGCTAGGCTTCCTTGAGGATCATACGCAATCGCTTCCCTAAAGGTAGCTGGATCGTTCCTACGTCCAAAAAACCACCTTTTTCGGCCAGTAAGTGTTTTAAGCCACCCTGCAGTTCGTAGTTGGCTATCAGTCCAAGCGTGCCATCGAGTGTGGGCTGGGAATGCAAGGAAGTATTTGGGCTGAAAGTCTCGGACAACGGTCTCGGGCAGCTTTGCTTGGGCGGCGAGGGTTTTTGGCTGTCCGAGGTAGTTGCTTCCGTGTCCGAGTTTCTTGCACATGAAACGGTAAGTGTAATGTCGATAGTAGACTTGCTCGGCGATATCTTTATCTCGCTTGAGGTCACCGGTCCATCCAAGCTTAGGCCAACAAATTCTTGCAACAGCTGTATGCACATCTCCCGACTCGACAGCATCTAGATATCTCCCGTCTTGGAAAAGGTTCCACTCGATCGCCCCGACGCAGAAACTCTCTCCCGACTTCGCATCGAACTTTGCGAACTTATACCCCGGGTCCGAGATAAAGACGCTTCGGAGGCTTTCTTCAATGTTCTGGAGGTTTCCACCCGTACCGAATTCGCTAAAACTGCTAGAGAAGCGACCTGTAGAAGTACCAGCAATGTTATAAGAAGTTCGCATGCGCCCATCTGGATCAATCCCTGTCTTGAGCATTTTGATCTTGCCATCGATATCGCGGATGGCCATGAGGTGTGCTACGATTGGTCGAGCTACGAGGTAGGACTCCATTTTCTCCAAGGCATCCCGGTTGCAAGTCGGGCGGCCTTGTTTTTTAATCACCGGGATTTGCAAGTGGTTGTAGAAAAGGTTCTGCAGGTCCTGATTGCTTCGCCAAGAGAAGGTATGGAGCCCGACTCCGTCGAGGACGATTTGTTCTAGCTGCGTTTCAAGCCGGTCGATATGGTCGTAGAACTCGTTGATAACTTCGGACTTCCGGGTTTGGTCAACGAGGATTCCTCGTAGGCGCATCTCCAAAGCAGGCCCTTGAAGGGACCGACTAAACTCATACGTCCGATCGGTATCGTTATCCAGCTGTGGAAATATCGCGGCGAGTACCTCGGCGGTAACGCAGCAGTCGAGTCCGTTGTAGATTTGATCCCGTTCCCATTGATCTTTGATATCATCTGGCTGCGTCGTGTCTGTGTGGATGATTTTCACTCGTCCCTCTTGATTGTATCCGTCCCTTTTCTCTCAACTTTCCAAGGACCATGATCCGTATAGATACTCCCCAAATACCCAAGCCCCTTCAGACTTTCCGGCTGCAAAGCGTGGTGCAAGAGCATGGTGTCGTGCAGGGCACCAAATGTCCGGATGCCATATGCACGCCACAGAAAGGCAATGTCGTAGAGCCCGTTTTGGAAGACTTTACGTATCCGTTTATCCTCAAGCACTGAACGTATAAGCTCCCAGCAGCGTCGCTCGTCCGCTTGAGTTGGCCAATAACTCCCGCTCTTTCCACGGGAGTCATGGATTGGAATAACAATAGCAAGGTCTGATCTCGGTGCGAAGCCAATGCAGGTAATCTGCGATCCGCTAGTCTCAATGTCGACCGAAAGAATCTCGCAAGGCGCAATAGCGTCGCGGATGAATACTTCGATGTCTTCAAGAGCGGGCTCGGTCCATATCTCACAGGCTGGCCTTCTAACATCTGGAAACTCCTTCTCGCGATTGATTTTCGAAAGGTCCGCTACGGTTGTGGGTCTGAGTTCCCATTGTCTACAGACCGCTGCGGGATGGTAAGTAACAAGCAGCTTATAGCCAGAAACAGTATGAGTGCTAACACAAGTCGTACCGCGGAGTTTAGTAACACCAGTCCGACCGCATAGAGCCCAAAGAGCAGAGTTGCCCAGAGCGATAATGATATTAGGGTCCTGCGCAAGAATTTCATCTCCAAGTCGGTCCATTTCATGAGCAAATTCCTTTCGCACGTAGCCGGATTTGATCAAGGCTGGGAAATGGGGGAGGCCGGTGGCCCGGGGTCCGCAGAAGTGTTTGAGTTCGTTCCTCGGTGGGTGTTGTTGGAAGACGTTAGTGCGGTAGACTTCGGGATGGAGTTCCCAGATTGCGTCTAGGCACCATGGGTCGTAGGTCCGGTAGTACCGGGACATGAAATCCCGGTCCGCCGAGGTGAAGGTGATCACCCCGGCTTCGTGAAGCATCCGCAGAAGCTCGGCACCGGAAGTCCCGACGAAGCCTCGGCCTATCTTGGCTTCGGCTTCGCCTTGGGCTTCCCCGAGGAGGAAGACGGGCTTCATTCTTCCACCGAGCATTTCCAGATGACACGTTCGCACTTGGGGCAGATGCCATAGGCTCCGAACCCACCGCCAGCAAGGCCAAAGCCTTGGACTAGTTCGCTATTGCAGGTAGGACAATTCTCGACTTCGTAATCGAGAATGCCCTCACGGATTTCTGACGAGTCGACGTGGACTGTGGGTTCGTCAGGCATCAGAAGCACTTCTCTTCGACGAGCTTCGCGTACCCCACGACGTCTTCCCAGTGCGCCTTGGACAAGGACCGGCCGGAAAGAATCCGCGAGAACTTCAACGCGATCATATCCATCGATTCTTTCTCAATGTCCTTCAGCTTGTTCCAACCGGGGCAGGAGCGGAAGGACGCTTTGAGCGCTTGGGATATAATCGCATTGTCTTCGAAAGACCCGTGGGTCACTTGTCGCTCTTCGAGCAACGGCAGTCGGGTCTGGGCGGCTTCGGTGCTGAGATCGGTATCAATCGCTTGTAGCATTTCAGTGATGTTTCTGTTTCGTTGCATGGATACTCCTTTCAAAAAATCGGGTGGGGCGCTACCCCCACCCAGTCTGGGAGAAAGACTACTCGCCGAGGGCTACAGTCCGCGCGACTTTGGCGAAGATTCGTTGCCCGTCTTCGGACGGTTCGTGTTTGATCACGACGCCGACTTCCGCATTCGGCGTTTCGTCGATCGCTGCACGGACGGACTTGCCATCCGAGAAGTCGATGCCGCAGTTCTTCAGCATGTCGGTAAGCATGAACAACGACTTCTCGGTGAGATAGAGAGTGTTGTCGATGGTCTTGCCTTGAATGCCGTCGGGAAAGGATTCCGCGAGTTCATCCGCGTCAACGTCGTCAAGAGCGGCGACGATACGATGGGTGAACTTGAAGAAATCCGTTTGCTTCTTCGAGGATTTCCCCGCTTCTGGCAGACCAGAGATGACGGTGTGGTAGGTTCCAGCAGGCAGCAACGGGGGCGGTTTTACATCAGCAGCGGGTTGGTCAAGGATGTCTGCAAAGTTTGTCATAGGGGTTCCTTTAGAATGGGATGTCATTATCATTGGCAGTTCCAGTTGGCCGGACTGGTGGGGGCCTTTTGTTCTCCTCTTCGGCTTCTTTAATGGCTTCCCTAAGAAGCGTTTCGATTTCAACGTAAAGGCTGCCGGAGCCTTCGGTATTGATTCGAGATAACGCTTCAAGGGAAATGGAAAGGTTCTTGATTCGTAGCGTGACATCAGGCATTGGATGCCATGGCGTGGACGATCGATCGGAACAAGCGGTCTTTGGCTTGCTGTTCCGGCGGAAGTTGATCGAAAGGAACGAAGCAAGGGTGTTCCTTTGTTTCTGGGTTCTTCACTGGACCGTACTTCCAGCCAGCAGCTTCCTTTTCACCGAGCCAGCTTTCATGCGAAGCCGCATCGCCAGCGTTGGGATTGCTGATATGGAACTGTACCCCGTTGAGGGCTGAAGACCGTTGCCAATCTGGGGCGTCTTCCCATGATGGTTGGGAATGGTCACCAAGTGTGGCACAGTAAGCTCGATTGGCTTCGTGGCAGACCTTTGCGATTGAGTGATGGTTCATCGCGGCTTCTCCTCTTCCGCATCACCCGGCAGAACCACCCGCGACGGCTTGAACACGGATCGGTTCACGGCCATGAAGCCGTTTTCGATCGCAGTCCGGCCTATGGCGAGCCAGCGTTGGTCGATAGCAGGATCGACCTTTAGCGAATCCAACTGCCGCAGGACTTGCTCTTCCAACCGCTTGTTGAGATTGACGGTGTGTACCGCCATACCCGTCTGCGGCTGGTAGCCTGCAACGGGCAGGCCTTCTTGCATCTCAGGCATTAAGCTCTCCTCAGAATGACCGACTTGGGCTTCGTTGGCGTGGGTTTCGGAGCGTCGGTCTTGGGCTTCGATTCGCCACGTAGGGTTTCGAAAATCGTCGCGAGGCCAGTTTCGATCGGGAGGGATTTCCCGGCGAAAGCCCCGAGTTTCGGCATCGCGAGATCGATCATCACATCGGACTCGATTTGGACCGATCGCTTTCCCGCCACATTTTTGTAACGAACGTAGACGGGGAAATAGGATGGAATCTTTGGCGATAGTTTCTGACCAAGCCCTGAGGGGAATATCTTCGTCGTGCCGTCCGGTAGGTCTTGGTATATGCCATGGCAAATGACAATGACGTTCGTTTCAAAATGTTCAGAAGTGAGATTTGCAAGGACCATCTCCACTGCTCGCTGTGCCGCGAAGAACACCGCGCGACCATCGGCCTTGGGGCCAGCGAGGGCAACGTGGTAGGCATACGCCGCATCGCAGAGCCGGGTGAGGGAGTCGAGAACGAGGATACAATCCGGCCCCCAAGCGTTGGGCTTGCCGAGGTTGATATCGTCGTATTTCCAATCGTCCAGCATCTTCATCGCATCGATAAAGGCCTTAGGCGTGCCGTCGACCATGGGGCCGAGTGGGCCGGTTTTGTACTTATCCCGAAGGGTACGGAATTCGACATTCTTTGCCATATCAGCGCATTCGGCAAAGATACGATCCTTCAGCCCATCGAGGAGATTGTCGAGGTCAAGGATACGAAGCATGTATCCGGCGTTGACAAGGGAGGCGAGAGAAGTGGTCTTGCCTGCCTTTGAGTCACCAAGGAGAAGTAGCTTGGTGAAGTTGTTCGATTGATGGTTGGCTATGGATGGCATCAGCGTTTGTTCCATGGTTTGAAGTCATAGATCGCACTTGGCGTGATCTTGCTCCAATCGCCGTCGAAGCAGATACACCGATCGTCGATCGTGATAAACGCAGAGGGCTTCTGCGAGGCGAATTCGAAATGATCCATCAATACCGCGTTTAGTGGTTCCGGTCCGAAGTGGTACCATTTGTACCATTGATGGCTAAGCCATGTTTTCATATCCGCAAGCATGGCTGGTTGCTTGCTTCGGGAGGAGTAGACTACGAGGGTGAAATGGTCCTTCATGACCGAAGCCCATGAGAAGAAGCCTTCGGTGACGGTGCCGTAGATCACACCTTCCTGCCAGCCTTTTTCGTAGGAATGGATGACGCCGTCGAAGTCGATGCAGATGGTCGGTTTCATCACCGGGCCTCGTTGAGTGTGTTGGCAATTGTGCCGAGGTATTGCTTCAGGCTGACGTCTTTCTGGGTATTAGCAACCCAGACCACGACCTTCAGATCGCCACATTGCGCAGCGGCACGTTGGAGATCATCCGCGCATGTTTTAAGGGTTAGGTCTTTCTTGGCAAGATCGTTGAATATATCAGCAAGATGCTTGTTGGCGTTCTTGAGCGCGTTGATCGAGTCAAGTTTCTTATCAGTCTCGGCTGGCATGGCTTTATCCTTGTGGTGGGGCTAGTAGAACCTCAGTGTAAAGGGTTAGCAGGTCCCCGTCTCGCAGATCATACATCCGCGTGTCGGCGAAGATTTTGATCGTAGTCGGCGAACCGTGTTCGGCCCCGAAGGAAATGGTGAAGCTGGACTCGGTTCGGGCAGTGATCCGGGCCTTGAGCAGCGGAAGGACCGCCCTTACTTGCTTTTTGTCAGTCACAGTAATCACTCACGTTGCATGGCGCGAACACTTGTTCAATGAATTTCACTTCGCCCCAGAGTGGGCATAGGTGGCGTGAAATCGATTCGTTAGTGTTACATTGTGGCGAGCTATATCCTTTGCCAAAGAAGGCTAAGCCTTTCTCTGGATGCACCACCCACCATGAGTTTTGAATGTTATAGACGATATGACCTTTTGGTTTACTAGCCTGATCCAAAGGCATGAAGTGGTATTTGGTGCTTATCGTGATTTCAGTGGATTCCATCGCTCGCCCTCCGGAAGCTGAGTAAAGTCAGATTTGAGAAACTTCTCCCGCACGGCCTTGGGCCGAGAGCAGACTTCGCGAAACCGGCACCCGCCGTAGTTCCCGCATGCGGTATCGTTCATCGGCCAGTAGTTTGCCTGCGCGAAGGCTTCGGCGTTAGCGAGATGGTATTCGAGATCATCCAGCCATTCGTCGATGACTTCGTCGGATCGATAAGTCGGCCGCCGTTCGAACTTCATCGGCTTGTCGATCGTCACCTGCGCGGCTTCGATAATGACCCCCGCGATTGGTGCATCGAGGACGACTTTGCCCGCGAAGGAATAGAGGGTCATTTGATTGTTCGGGGAGAACTGGGCGAAGTAGTAATCGGTGGGGGTATTGGTTGCGGTTTTGTGGTCAAGGACGAATAGGGAGTCCGCGAAGTTGACAACGCGGTCAAGATGCCCGCAGAGGAGGTAGGGTTGAGGCGAAGGCCATATAGTCTCTTCGTCATTATCAACTGGCTCCTTGCTTGCGCTCGGCCCCCAGTCGAGTTGGAACCGGAAGCTGAGTTCGACCGCCGGGAACCCGTTGTCGAGGATCAGGGTCTTGCAAGCGTCATCGTGGTATTCATCGAGATAAGCGATGACGAGGTGGAGTAGCTGGTCTTTGTTCTTGTTCGCGAATGCCTTTAGCATCGGGTCCGGGTCCCAATCACGAATGCGGATCAGGAGTTGCTGGACCGTGGCCCGAACCGCGTCGGCGAAGGTCATTCCCCCGGCGCGATAGCCCTCGTAATCCTGTATCGCAGCATGGTACTCTTGCCCGAACCGAAGATGGATCGATTCGTCCTTCGGCACCCAGCCTTCGATCATGTGGTATTGATAAAGTCTGGGGCAGGTTTTGAGATATCCAAGGGACGTAGAGTCCCAAGCGTATTGTATCTTCGTTCCCGGCAGGAACGGGCTGGCTGGCATTTCGGTCATCGGCGGTGGGCCTTTTGATGTTCGTTCCATGCTTCGAGGTAGGTCTCTCGGAATGGCTTGGCATCGTAGTCGGGCTCGTCGTATGGCTCCTCGTCGTCGATAACTGGCAGGTCACAGGCTTCGCAATACCATCCCGCAGACATGATGCCGACGGATGGGTCATAGCCTTCATAGGTATGGCTGATATCCTCTCCGCACTTCGGGCACTCGGTTATCTTCGGCATCAGAACCTCCTCTTTATCGTCGACGGCCCCGGTGCTGGCTTCGGTATCGCCCCGAGTAGGGCTTCTAACGAAACCGCAGGTGGGGCTTCACCTTTCGGCTTCTTCGTCCGGACCCCGGCTTCCCTCGCCACCCGCTGCTTGCGCTGGTAGGCGATGATCCGGTCGAGGTCCATCTTTGTGTATTCCATCGGATCGAGTGCCATAAGGGCATCGATATCGTTATGGTCGTCGGTATCGCTCAAGGCAAATCTCCCAAGGTTTTTCTCAGCTTATGAAACCCCGTCGTGTTTCGCATATGGTCCTGCCAGAGCTTGCGGAGTTCCTCGGTCCACCCGCGGCCGTAGTAATTCTCCGCAGCGGTTACGTCATCGGCGTAGAGGTTCAGTGTGACCTTTCGCAAGGGCTTATCGCTACCGGGGTTGGGCATGTGACTTCCTCATTCCGGTAGCTCCACTGTCTTTCTCGCGATGAAAACGGTGCCTTCGGGCTTTGGCTGAAAGATCATTAATTCCTCAAACCCGCCGAAGGTCTTCCGGCAGTCGTACAGGGCCAAGACCAGCTTTTGCTGATCTTCCGGAACTACGTTTATACAAAGCCCGATCTCCTGCTCCGCAGCCCGTTCCCAAAGCTGCAGATAGTTCTCAGGTGGGAGTTTCGTCGCCATTGTGGTCCTCCAAGAGTTTTATCTCCTCCCACTCCGCCAGCAAAGACCCCTCGTCATTCGGGATGTCCTCGACAGCTTCGGGGTTCAGTTTTCTCACCTGCGCATAGACCCAGAACAGCCCATCCGGAGAATGCTTCAGGGTCATGGTGATTTCGTCGTAGACCGACTTCCCGTGCAGCGGCATTCCGATCTCATGGATCGATTTGTTATCCTGACGATCGATCGATCGGAATTGATTACACCGCATGCGCCAGTATTCTGCGTCCGCAGAAGTGGTGAACGCGATACGCTTGCCATTTGGTGCATCGAGTGCGAGTTCTAGAAACTCCTCACAGTCTTTGTACGCGAGACGAGAGCTAGACAGGGCCATTGGATATTCCTTCGGTTGGTTGTTCGCCGGTCTTTTCCGTCCTGACCGAGGGCTTGATAAAGAACCGGCGGGGCTGGCGGCCGGTGCGAGGTTTGGTAGATTTCGTGGTAGTCATGGTCAAGGTATACTCGCGGAAGCTGAGAAGCCCTTTGCGAATATGCGCTAGGTGAACACTGATCACCGTACAGGCCATGTTAGTTCCGTAGACATCCCGGCACATGTCGGCTATGGTGCAACCCGGATGCTTCCAGATGTATTCGAATAGCCTCTGCCGCGCGAGCGAAAAGTAAGCCGGGATTTCCGTCGTGCTTCCGCAATAGCGGCAGGTGTGGGCTACCATTCGATGGTCTCCGAATCAATCTCGACCAGCCGATCACGGGATCGAGTGGAGATCACATAGTCGAGGTTTTTCTCTTGTTCCCCAGCGTGCTTTCGGACGAGCCATGGGTCAAGGAAGAACACCGTGGACCATTCAAGGCCCTTGGCCTTATGGCCGGTAGTGAGATGCATCTGGCCAGTTTGGCGGAAGAGGTGTTCGACATACGCAATGGCTTGTCCTAGGTTCGCCCCACGTTCGGCGAAGACTTTCATACACTCAGCGGTGTCTTCGGCGGTTTTGGATTCTTTCTCAAGCTTGGCTTCGAGCCATTCTTCGATAGCAGCGTAGACGCCTGTCTTCGTAAGGCTTTCGGGACCGAGCTTCCGCATAATCGAGATAAGGCGAGGTCCAATGTCGCTTCCAGCCAACGAGATAGAACGCCCGCGTGCCAAGCACTGCATTGCAAATCGAAACAGCGGTGCGTTATTTCGACAGATGACTGTGCATTCATCAGGGATATCGTCAAGACGTATCGATTGCGGGATTTCAACGGAGCCTCCTTCGGAGAGCCAACGGAAATGCGGGACGCGCCAGTGGACATTGCGGACGATTTCGCTAGGGCAGCGGAATGAGATCGAAAGCGGGAAGGATTGGCATTTGTAGTGTTCGGTGGCTGTGGTCATGCCTCCAGCTTTCGCACCACGAAATCCGTATATGTTCTGATACGGATCGCCAACCCCAATGAGACGCCCTTTCGCGAGTCTTTCGAGCAGGGTATGGTTAACTGGTGACAGGTCTTGGTACTCGTCAACCAGACATGTGGGATACTTTGGGAATATTCCGCCGAACAATGCGGGCATGTAAACTTGATCGTTATAGTCGATAACGCCATCGTAGGCTTGCTTGATGGAGCGGGTAAGAACAGCGTCGATGAGATCGGCTGTAAGGTCATCTGGTACCTCGTCGAGGTAGGAGAAGAATTGGTTCTTGGTTACAAGCCGTTTAGCGTTTGGGTAGACCCCGTCTGGGACGTAGCCGAGGCTTTTAGCTAATCCGACACCCGAAGTGACTTCGCCAAAAACAGACCATACAGCGTCTCGATGTCCCTTTGGGGCGTCATCGATAATTGCTTTAAGAATAGTACCTGACTTCTTTGCATCGACTTTAAGTTGTCTCGACTGGGACGCTGCCCAAATTCGATGGCCGATAGAATTGAACGTTCGTACAGTTGTTGTAGAGAGCATTCGCTTTTCGGCTTCATCGGCGTTCTTTCGATTGAAGACAAGGTAAAGAATCGGACCCCGTGGGAGGACCGATTCGATAGCTTCGAGGGTTGATGTTTTCCCGCAGCCTGCGAGGGCTGAGATCATCAGGTTATCCTTCGTCGTCGATGCGGCGGTGAGGATGTCGAGTTGTTCGTCGGTGTGTGCTGGGGCGTCCATTAGCACACCAAAAGCCAGTGTTGACGGTCGGCTGCGGAGTCGTTGCACGGGCAAGGGTTGGACTCGCCGGTTTTGAATGTCTCCTCGGCTGAAACCTTCCAAGGATGGTCGATCCCGGTAGGCATTTCTTTGTTAACCGCCTCTGCGACCATTTCTGCCGTGTATCGGTTCGGTGCGCAGACGGAACAGTAGGACAGGCCGGTTTGGTAGATTACAACGGCTGAGGTTGACATGCATGGCTCCATTTTATATTCTATTATATCCGATATTCCCTGATTTGTCAAGGGTTTAGTGCAGTTTCCCCATTGCAAGTTGGGTGATTTTCGCCCGGTGCTGCTTGAAGAGCTCCCCGACCAGCAACCAAGCGTTTGCGAGGAGTTTGTCCTTATCGTTGCCTTCGGTGTTGTGGAGATGGGCAAGGGTGTAGGCGCAGTCTTCGGCTTCGCGAAGATGGTCGAGGAGTTTGGAATAGGTGATGCCGCGGGATACCGTCCCGCCTTCGGTTTCGAACTTGGTTACCATTACTTCTTCCTCCTAAGGTTGTAGGTTGGATCGTCCCGCCAGTTCATCTTGCCGAAGTAGGATTCAACAGCATCGGCGTTGGCCGGGTTCATGATATCCCGGCACATGAATTGAAGGTCTTCGAAGGGAACAAAGACTTCGCTACGGTTCTCATGATCCGGAAGCCATGTGCCATTCGGGTCCCCTTGCGGCGCAGGTGGGAGTTTCCGGCGGCGACGGGCGATGGTTTGGCGAAGGATCGAAGCCCGGGACATTAGAACCTCCGTTTGAAAGGGGTCGAAGGCGCAGGTGGGAGTTTGGCAAGCAGGGCTTCCAGCCGGGAACGGGTTTCGGCTGGCGATGCGGAGTGGAGGTAGTGGTCGGGGAGGCCTTCGGGCATAGGGGGCACATTACACAATTCACTTAAATACCAATCCATTGATTCGTTCCAATATGGATATGCCCGATGGCCGCTGGTGTGGATGATCCACCAGTAGCCAAGGGAGTCGCATTCGTGGCATATAAGGTCCTTGGATTTAGCATTAGAGACGGTCCAACCATGGCAGAGAGGGCATTCGATCCGCGTGGCGACATCGAAGGCCGGTTCGCCAGAGACCTTATGGGCGATCAGGTATAGCTCAGACATTATACCTACTCCGTAGGCTAGCGAGGCATTGCTCCTCAAACCCCATCATGTGTTCATCCGGGTAAAGCCAGTCGATCGACCGGACCCGGGCGAATTCCCCGCGCCAGCCACGCTGGTGTTCGACAACGTCGCCCCAAAGGTAGACGGTTCCAGTGACCATTGCGGGGCGGAGGTTTTCACACTTATCGACATACCCAAACATCAGGACTTGCGTGAATGGATCATCGTGCTTGTTTAGATAAGCCCGAAGGTATTCGTGATACCCTTCACCGCCCGCATCTTTCCAAGCATGAATCCCGCGTTGGTTCCAATCTTCGATCTCGCGAGCGATTAGTGGCTTTCCCGGGTGCCAGAAGTCTCGTTGATAGACCGAACGGAGCAAGCCGCCCTCGACTCGCCAGCAACGATAGCCGATGATTTCCCCGGCGACGATCTCTTCACGCTTGAGTGGAGGTTTCTCCATAGTCTCATGAATATACACCTGCATCCCACGCCAGCTTCCTATGTGGGTACGGGGTCCAATTGGGGTGATTCCACCGGGGGTGAGGTTGAAGGCGAAGGGTGTGAGGGGTGGCATGGTTCCGTAGGTGTCGTCGTCGGACTGTGGACTGGTTGGGTCAATGGCACCACCGTTATACGCCTTATAGGATCGCCGATGTCGGCCATGGGGAAGTCCTTTCAGTTTCGCGTTGCATTGATAGGTGAGTTCAGAGACTTCATCGACCACGATACCATCGGGGCCGAATAGCACCACCGTCTCCGTCTTTCGACGAAGCTTGATGGAGACGACCTGCCGGTTCTTCCAGAACACGGGGTTATGCATCGAGGTTGTTCCTATAGTTCCGCTTGAAGTTGTTTGCGTAGTCCTCAAGCATTTGATCCACCGTGGCGGATTCGTCTTTGCAGTTGATCCAAAGAATCAGATGGACCGCGCAGAGGATTTCAGCCACCTCACTCGGCCGTTTGGTCTGGGCCCGCATGAAGGAAAAGGCTTCGGAAGCGCATTTCATGATTTCTTCGCTGGTCATCGCTTGAGTATCCCGCATTCGAGGAGAGCCGCGTGTGCTGCGTCGAGATCGTTTTGGGTTATCCCGTCGGCCATTAGTTTCTTCGCGATCACCGCTGGGCGTAGGTATGGCTGGCCAGAGCCTTCCGCGGTGTGGTAGGCCCCGAGGGTGGATAGGCACCGGGACATGCCGCCTTCGGACCGGGGGTATGCGACTACACAAGGCCCGTTGATCGACGGCAGTTCCGCGTAGACGTTGACATCGTCGGACCAGCACTTGACGGCCCAAGCCGGGGCTGCGGATGGGAGGATTTCGGCCATCACTTTCGCTCCTGTGTACGAATGTAATGGATTGCGGCTAAGGCAGCTTGCACTGCCACATGGTCATTCCATATACCATTTTTAAGAATACGCTGGTGGGTAACAGGATCATCATTACCGTAATCAATGATCGCAGCCATTGCACAAGCGCGAGCAAGTTCGGCGTCGGGGCCAGTCCATGGGCCGGGATGGCGTTCGATTTTTAAAGTAGCCATGGGTTAGTCCTTTATCAAAAGCTTCCGGGTCTCGGCTTCGACCGCCGAAAGCCGAACGGATTCAATCAGCCCGCCGTCGCTGGTGTTGCAGGCGAGCTTTTCGTCGATGATCGCAATGATCCATTCGCGGAGTTTGTTGAATTCTTCGGTGGTCATGCTTGTCCTCCATAGAGCCTTCGCCAGAGCGCGTTGGATGCGGCATCGATCCGCGGTCGACCATCGGCCATGGTGTAGATTTGGATCATCCGATCCGCGAGGGTGATCTGCTCGTCGGTGGCCTTGCGGGGATCGATCCCGGTGCGTTCGAGAACCTTGCGGATGTCTGGGTCAAGATCGGTCAAAATCGCCTCCATGACTTTCGCGGTAGGGTGGCAACCTCAGCAGGAATCGAACCTGCATTTGCGGAGTCAAATTCCGCCGTCGTAACCGTTGGACCATGAGGCTCCGGATCGTCCCAGACTTGAACCCATCCGCCGCGATCGAAATCCAGCATCCAGCCAGAGCCGATGGCCTTGCGGCGGATGAATAGCGGAAGCATCTGGCGATGGCGGCAGGTGGGGCGAACGCCAGCAGGGCAATCGCATTCGTCCTCGGTGCAGAGATACGACGCGATCACGTCCATGTGTTCGTCGAACTTCGAGATTCGGAACTGATCGCCATCGTGTTTGCAGTTGTAGAGGATCATGATATCCCCTCCGGGGTGAAGATGCAGAGATATCTCGGGGATGGGTAACCCGAGGGCTGGTAGATGCAAACGTGGCATTTGCCATCTGGCGAAGGTCTGCTGGAGTTGAACCGATGCCCTTGCCATTCGTGTTCGACGACTTCAGTGCAAGACACAGGGCGGCAGTCGTGGTCAGAACAGCATTCCTTTGGGTACCAATCATGCGCGAGCAAGGTGGCTGCGAGGAGGAGGTGGCGCATTACCAATCCCTCCTTGCAGCGGCGAGATAGACGTAGTCGAGGATGATAAATACCGGGAGCGAAAGCAGCCCGAGCCAAAAGCTATCATGAAGCATTGCGTAAAACGTGGCGACGTTGCCTACCAACAGCAGGTAGCCGGTGAGAAGGATCAAAGCTTTGTTGATCATTGGTACGTCCACCCTTCCCGGCGCTCGGTGTCGATGTCGAAGTCCGGTTCAAACGAAACAGTCTTCGGCTGGTGGATCGCCATCTCCCACCATTCCCGCGTAGGCTCCGGCCGCAGGTGGTCTCGGCACCATTTGCAATAAACCTCGTAAGACTCACTTCGCTTTGTCATCGGACGTTTCCTTATCCCAAGGCATTGGTGGCAGGCTGGGTTTGCGTTTGGAAGTGAGCGCACCGGCAGAGCCGCGGATCACGCGGATTGCCTCCGGTAGGTCCGAGGCACGTTGCGAGGCGTAGCCGAGGACACGGGCGGATTGGTTTGGATCGAGCTTAGACTTGCGCATTTCGCATTGCCCTTTGGGTTTGGCTCACGAGCAAACACGTGGCCAGTTGCAAGCCCTCGAAGATCACAGCGATGTCTTTGCCTCCCAACATAGCGATGTCCTGCCCTACCAGAGCCATACACAGCGGCGTCCATTGCGGCATTGGGATATCTTGCGATACCAACCATTGGCGAAGTGCGGCGAGTTGCTTGGATTGTTCGTCTTGGTCGATCTGCATAGCACAATCCTCCATTGTAACTACCATTATACCACAACAGGCTGTGAAAGTCAATCCCGATTTGTCCTGATTTGGACAAAAGAAAAGGCCCGAGGGGATTAGCCTCGGGCCTAGGTAGGGTTGGGAAGTGTTAGCTAGCGGCCTTGTTGCTTTCCGGTCGCCAGAGGTAGGATTCTTCCGTCCCACCACCAGCAAGCCACTGGGTCAATGGAACGTAGTATTCCCAGTCGTAGTATCGCTTACCGGAATACTTGCCCTCCGGCCGGGGCGCAGCAGTCGTACTCGCGGCATCGCCAGTAGCCACAGTCTCGGCAGGGCTGATTGGGGATACCGTATTGACAGTAGGGCCCGATTCACTCTGACCCTGCGAAGTGACACTGTCCTCGCTTGGAGCATGTTCCGACTCCCCAGACCCACTCGGCGAGAACACAGAGGGGGCCTCCGTCAATGGTGCATTGACCTGCCCGAACTCTTGACCGGGCGCGGTCCACCTTCCAGTCTCCGTTGAGGACCGCGAGAATGCAGTCTCCGGCTGCCACACAGAGGCCGCAGGCTGGGTCTCCAGTGACGCAGCGATAGGAGGGCTTGCACTCTCACCACCTACCGGCTGCAAGCTCTCCGATCCAATAAAGCCCTCCGCGGCCACAGGGGGGACAGATGACTCTAAAGGGCGATCAGCATCGACCTTCATTGGCTCAGGCTGTGGTTCCGGCTTCACCGGCTCTAGGGCTTGGAGCAGTTGCCCTGCATTGCCGAAAACAGTGCGAACAAACGCCAAGGCTTTCTCAGTGCGATCCTCAGCTTCGAGAAAGTTCAACTCCGCGTTGTCACGGGCTACCTCCAGATCACGAATTGACCCATGGAGCCTTTCGATCTCCTGCTTGTAGTTCATTATGGACAATTCGAGGTTCTGGACGTGATCCGCTTGCAGAGTGATCCTCTGCTGTGCCTGCTGGAGTTCTTCGCGGACCTGCGGGAGTTGTTCCATCGCTTGTGCCATTTGCACAAGGTCATGAACTAAACTATTCGCTGCATGTGGACTCATGACATTTCCTTTCGAGTGGACTTGCTTTTCCATCGCTTAAAAAGGGCAGGGGAATCCTGAGATTGTATTGGGCTGGGAGTTCAACCTCCCTAAGAGTTCAACCTCTGACCCGTTCTCATTGCTTCCCCTGCTTGGGGCATCTGGCCCCTTGTCTCCTCGGCCGATCCTAGGCTTTTCTGGCTGGCTTCAGCGTGCCTATTGCTCGGTCCGTTCAGGCGTTAGTGGGCAGTGCCATGCGTTGGCTTCTGCCTCGGCGCAGCCTTGCCGGCCTGCGTTGCAGAGAGAGGAGCCTTTTCGCCCTTCTCCTTACGCTTCGGCGCGACCTTGGGCTTTGCCTTCACATCGTCCGACTCAGCCTTGGCACCGAAGAGGCCTTTCAGATCAAGGGCCTTCGAGCCCTTAGCCTCTTGAGCCCGCTCGGAGAGGTTCTTGCGAGCCAACTCCATAAGATGCGGGTTCCGCTCCAAGACGACCTTGGCAGCCGCGGTGAGTTCCTTGGCCGAATAGGCCCCGATCTTCTGGCCGGAGTTGCGGATAAGGTCCTTGACCATGTTCTTCGCAAGACGCATGGCTTCAGTCGCCTCCGCACCGGAAGCTTTAGCCTTCTTGGCACCGGGGACAATCCCATCGCGTAGCTGCTGGGCTGTCTTTTCCGCTGCCTCTCGGACTTCCTTCTTCCGATCTTCCAACTCCTTGCCTTCGAGCTTCGTAATCCCCGCAAGGGACTTCGTCGCACCGTTGGCTTTGCTGAGGAAAGCCTCTGCGCCAGCAATCATGATAGCGCGGTAGGTTTCATCAGGCAGGGCCGAGAAGTTCAGTTCAATACTGCCCGCACCGCCTTTAAGCTCGATTTGGGCAATAAAATCTGCGGGGGCTGGGCCATCCACAGTAGTTTCAACCGATACGTCAGTCATCGTATGGTACCTTGGTTACAGTGACGTCTATGGGTTCTGCCCCGAACACTAAGCCCGTCAGCGAAGGCAGCAAGTGCCTTATTGCCCGGCTTCTATGGTCCGCAACAGGGGAGAGGCTTCCCTCTCCTAACGCCCTAAGGCGGGTAGGACCGAAGTCCGCCCGCCGTAAGGCATCGAATGCCGGAATGGATGCCGGAGTTGTGTATCGAAATCCTAATTGATAATCTCAATCCCGACCTTGACAAACTCCCGCTTGAACCACTCCCGATCCTCGCCAGTCAGGGCCTTGATCTCACCCATGAACTCCGTGAGGTTCTGCCCCGGCTTGAATCCGAAATATTCCTTGCAGGCTTTGGTAAAGGAAGATTGGATCATGTTAGTCCTCCGTTTGGGTTGGATTGATTGCTGGAGTTGTGTATGTTACTTCCGAACCACGATAATCTGATAGCTAGTGCGAGTTGGGAACGATTTGTTCACAAAGACTATCAACAGATCAATAGTATCGAACTGCATGTCAAGTCGCACGTCAGTCTCGGGCAAGTTGACATAGCTGAGGATGAATTTATCCATAGGCTAATCTCCCTGCCGGAGTTGTATATCCAAAGCCCGTTCCACCGTCCGCTGCGCCACCCATTCCAACAGGTCCGCAGCGGCTTGCTCGTATTGCCTTTGGCTATAGGTCTTGCCGGTAATCCTGCCCGCAGTCCGCAGCATATTCCCCGGCGTCCATGCTGAGTTCGGCTTCATCCCTGTCTTGGCATAGAGCTTCAACCCTGCTCGAATAGCCAATGCTTGATAGGTTGATGGATCAGTCATTGCCCATCCCCCTCTGGCACATACCAATGGCGGATGAAATAACAATTCGAATGGCTTTCGATCTGGGCATACTCAACCCCGCCACCATCGCCTGTCATGTTCTGCACCCAGATGCCATAATCTGCAACTGGCTGGGTATAGCCCTGAGCGATAAGCTTCTGCTGGGCATCACCAAGGTCTGTGAATTGCCTGTGATAAGTGTGCTTGCGTTGCATCACTATCCCCCCTTCGGCTTGGCATGCTTCAAGCCCTCCAACTTCGCCTCTAGCATTGCTCTACGAGCCGGGGAGAACTGCGCAGCGTCAATATTCCCCCTAAACTCAGCACTAGCCGTTTCCCATTCCCAATAAAACGGCAGCCTGCGGCCTTCGGCAATGGTAGGATCATTACCCGCATGGACCCCAGCGTTATTAGCCGGGCCGTAAAGGGCCGCATAAACCCTAGTCCTCGCATCCTTCCGCAGATACCTCTCCGGATACTTCCTTCGCTTGTCTTTGGTATTCATAGAGCCGAACTCCATTAGGTTTCGCAAGGGCCATCCGACCCTGCCGGAGTGGTGTATCCACCCCATGCCGCTAGTATGCGCCGCAATTGTGGCGAAAAAACGACCGCGTTCACGGGACGTTCCGGGAACATTCGAGTTCCCGATCACAATCGTGTGAGGCGCAATGTCTCATCATCCCTTCAGTATACACCAAACCACACCAATTGTCAACACCAATTTGCTGGCGCAGCCTCCCCGATTATCCCCCGATAATACCGCGATACTACCCCGGTGGTCTCATTCCAGAAACAGGAAGCCCTATACCCCTATCTGTCTCTGTGTGTAGTGTGTGTGTGAGTGGTGGTAGATAGAAGGCCGACGGAGGAGGGCCATAGACCGAGGGAGACAGGGGCACGGGTATAGGTGGTTTGCCAATGAGACCATCGAGGACTAATCGCGGGATAATCGGGGTAGTATCGGGGCGTGCAGGTGGGGATTCGAGCAGGCACCCGGCCCTTTGCCCCGGCCAATGCTGCGCTGCAACCACTGTCCTTCGCTGCGCCGCACTCCTTGCGCTGCAACATCACGCCTTTGTGATCGACCCGCCTTATTCGCGCCACAATCGAGGCGCATATTGCCCCTGTCGCCGCAATCACGCTGCGACGCTGCAACGGAGCCAAGACCATGAACATCGATGTCTCAAAGATGACCGCTGAAGAAATGGCTAACCTTATCCCCGCCTTGCTCGCCAAGCTTGAAGAAGCTAACAAGCCGAAGGCCATCACCCTGAAAGTCTCCGAAAAGGGCGCGCTCTCCGTCTATGGCCTAGGCCGCTTCCCCGTCACCCTCTATCGCGGCCAATGGGAACGCCTCTTCGCCTGTCGCCAGCAGATCGCCTCGTTCATCGAGACCAACAAGACCCTGCTGGCCACCAAGGACTAGCCACTGGCATCTGGCATACCAGAGCCCACACCATCCAAGGCCCTCGCGGCGCAAGCCCCGGGGGCCAAAATTTTGTCTTGCGCGGGGCCCCCATTATGCCCCGCGCAAAAGTTTCCATTTTTCAACTAGCCATATCTAATATTTTTTCCTCGAACGAAGGAGCCATACTCTTCACAAGGGTGAGGGCAGGGGAGTTGACTTTTTGAAAGCCGGAGGGTATACTGGAAGTAGATGATGGAGAATTGTGCCGTGGTTCCGGAGGGGTTTGCGGATGTTTCGTTCTTGCTTCGAAGCGGGATTTACCTGCTGATGAAGAAGGACGAGATTGTTTATGTTGGCCAGAGTGTGAAGCTCGCGCCGAGGGTTGCGACGCATGCTGCGCAGCGGGGCCGGAAGCGGGGGAAGAACTCGGTGGCGATGTTCTTCGACCGGGTGATGGTTATGCCTTGCGCCCTTGGGGAATTGGATCGAACGGAGAAAGAGCTGATCCAGAGGTATCAGCCGAAGTATAACGTGAAACAAAAGCCAGTCCCGGTGATGAGCTTGGACATGCTCATCGACCTAATGCCCGCCCCATGCTTACCGCCCGCGCCAGAACCGCGGGCTTTCGCTAACTGGAGACGATTGTGAAACCCGAACTTCACCGCGGAAAGCTTGCTTCGCCGCCCCGGATACTCGCCGTGCGAGTCTTGACCCGGGACGATCTTGCTTGCCTTCGGCAGGGTGAGAAGCGGGTGACCACACGGTTGAAGGGCTTTCGCGATAGCCACCATCGCCTTGCACGGCTGGTCGCTGCCGGTCTTCGGAACGAAGAAATCCTCCGGATCACCGGCTATGCCTATTCCCGGCTCAGCAGTCTTCGGCTTGACCCCGCGTTCCAAGAACTCGTCGCTGGCTACCGCGAGCGGGTGAACGAGGCTTTCGTGGAGTCGCAGGATGAGTTCTACGAAACCTCGGTTTCCAACATGCTCCGGGCCGAGCGGCAAATCGAAGCACATCTCGATCGGGCGGATGAAGAGGACGAACTGATCCCGCTGAAGACCCTAATGTCCCTCACTTCCGACCGGGCCGATCGCTTCGGCTATGGCAAGCGCACGACCCAGACCAACGTCAACATCGACTTCGCCTCGAAGCTCGAAGCGATGAACAAGAAACGAGGCACCACAACGGTAATCGATGCTGGGGCAAGAGTTGTATCCCCAAGTCCTGCTTTAGCACCGAGGGATCAGGAACCCACGCCCTCCCGTGAAGTTCCTGATCCCAACCAATCCGCCGCGGTCCCGGCTGGCTTCCGGCGGCGGATGTAGAGGGGGTGGGGATGCTCGATCGAAACGCTCAGCATGGCTCTTCGGTCTCCGAGCGCTCTGCCCCCTCGAATCCTCACGAGGCCATTCTCGAGTGGCTGGTCGAAGTCCGCGACTCCCCCTACGACTTCTGCATGGGCGCGTTCCCTTGGGGCGAGCCCGGGTCACCACTCGAAGCCTATGACGGGCCTATGCCTTGGGCTAAGGACCTGATGCTGCGGATCGAGAAAGGTCTCCTGAATCCCCAAGAGGCAATCCAAGAAGCCGTCGCATCCGGCCACGGTATCGCCAAATCCGCCACCGTCTCGATGATCGTCATCTGGGCCATGTTCACCTTCCCAGACTGCCGCGGGGTCGTCACTGCCAATACCGAGACCCAGCTGAAAACAAAAACATGGGCCGAACTCGGCAAGTGGTTCAACCTTTGCTGGTTCGCCCGCGAGTTCTTCACCCTCAACGCAACCTCCCTCGTCTCCAAGGACCCTGAGCGAGAACGCACTTGGCGGATCGATATGATCCCATGGTCCAAAACCAATCCCCAAGCCTTCGCAGGCCTTCACAACAAAGGCAAGCGAATGCTGATGATCTTCGACGAAGCTTCCGAGATCGAAGACATTATTTGGGAAACCGCCGAGGGCGCGTTCTCCGATCGCGACACCCAACTCATCTGGCTCGTCTGCGGCAACCCGACCCGGAACTTCGGCCGGTTCCGCGAGTGCTTCGACGGCGGTCAGCACCATGACTTCTGGCACACGACCCAGATCGACTCCCGCACCGTTCCGATCTTCAACAAGTCCCGGGCCGAGCGCTATATCAAAGCCTACGGAGAAGATTCCGACTACGTCCGCATCCGCATCCTTGGCCAGTTCCCACGGCAAGGCTTGATGGAATTCTTCTCCGCTGCGGAAATCGACGCTGCGATGGCCGACGATCGAGAGGTGTACACCGACCCACAAACGCCGCTTGCAATGGGCGTTGACGTTGCGCGCTACGGGCGCAACAACTCGGTGATCTTCCCACGAAAGGGCCGCGATGCTCGTTCAATCACCCGCAAGGTTTTCAACGGCATCAACACCGTTGAACTCGCTAACTGGGTCTTTGACTGCTGGACCCAGTGGCACCCCGACGGCATATTCATCGACGGCGGTGGTGTCGGTGGTGGTGTCGTCGATAATTGCCGGGCGAAGCATCTACACGTATGGGAAATCCAATTCGGGGCGAAGGACTCAATCACCGGCACGACCAATGACAATACCGGCGAGAAATACGCCAACATGCGGGCCGCGATGTACGGCGCCCTTCGCTCTTGGCTCAAGGGCGGGATGCTTCCCAAAGACTCCGATCTCCGCACCGCCATGCTCGCGATCCGCTATACCTTCAACAAGAACGATGAAATCCTTCTGGTCTCCAAAGAAGACCTGATGGAAGAAAACTCCGGCCTCGTCCTCGACGATCTCGATGCCCTTGCCCTTACCTTCGGCGGACCCTTGGCCCCACACGATGGCGCTGGCCGAGAGGGCCCGAAGGAAGAAATCCACAAGACCGAATACGATCCATTCGATCCGAAATACATGGAAGCCGCATGACCCCCAGCACACCGTCAGCACCGCTCCCGCAGCTACCCAACGCACCCGCTGCGGCTCCAGTATTCGGCTCGGCCCCGCAAGGCTCCAAGCCCAAGCCGAAGTCTTCCCAGCCAACCTTCCTCGGTTCCGGGGCACTCCCCTCCCCGGGTAACCTCGGTGGCAAGCAATTGATCGGCCAGTAAATGCCCACAGCCCCCCTGCTTCCCGCGGATGAAATGGCCAAGGCCCAAGCAACGGCCGGGGTGAACCCGGCGAACTTCCTGATCGCCGCTGCGGACCTTCACTCCTCCGGCCAACTCTCGGCCCCGTCTGGCCCGACCAATGACCCTCTTGCCCGTGCTGGCAAGCAGCCTCGTAAGCGCATGCAGGTGGTCAAATGAGCCTGTACGCCCAAGCCTATCTCCCTCGGCGAGTCGCAGCCGTCACCGAGCAGGACCTTCACCTTCGCCGGTTTCAACAAGGCCGTCTCCTTGGCCTTCGCAACAACCGCTACTCATGGTGGACCCACGCTCGCGAACTCGCCGACTACATCCTCCCCCGGAGGTACAAATGGCTTATCACACAGAACCAACAAAACCGCGGCTCGCCGATCAATCAGCATATATTAGATTCCACTGGGACCCTTGCAGCAAGAAACTTAGCTGCTGGTATGATGTCCGGCATCTCTTCCCCGACGCGCCCTTGGTTCAAGCTCAAGATTGGTCGTTTAGATTCGACCCAAACCTCCCCGGTTTCATTATGGCTGGCTGAGTGCGAACGGTTGATGTATCTCGTCTTCAGCGAGAGCAACTTCTACACCGCCATGGCGGTATTCTACTTCGACCTGATCGTCTTCGGCACCGCCGCGATGCTGATGTACGAAGACTACGACAACGTCATCAACTGCATCAACCCAGCCTTCGGCGAGTACTACGTCGACATCGACGGCAAGTATCGCCCGACGATCTTCTACCGCGAATACACCTACACCATCGCCCAGACCGTCGATGAGTTCGGCTGGGAAAACTGCTCCGACATGGTTCGCAATTTCTACGATCTCCAAGACGGTGCGAACCTAACCCGCGAGATAATCATCGCCCATGCGATCGAGCCCAACACCGACCCGGAAAAATACGGCGTCCCCTCTCACTTCAAATACCGTGAGACCTATTGGGAATGGGGAGGCGCGACGAATCCTCAAGGCGGTACGGCGGCTAAAGGCTTCCTACGCAAGCGGGGATTTAACGAGCGCATGGCCATTATTGGCCGATGGGATCTTATCGCTAACGATCCTTACGGGCGTTCCCCCGGTATGGACGCGTTGCCTGATATCAAGCAACTCCAGCAGGAAACCCGGCGTAAGGCGCAAGGCATCGACAAGGGCATCAACCCGCCGCTCGTAGCCGACGTTCAACTGAAGAACCAACCAGCATCCCTCCTCCCGGGCGGTATCACCTTCCTGCAAGGAATGATGTCCACCGGCAACGACGGGATGAAACCCGCCTACGGCAATTGGAAACCAGATATCGCAGCGATCACCGAGGACCTGCAAGAAGTCCGCGGGCGGATCAAAGAAACCTTCTTCAACTCCCTGTTCCAAGTCGCCTCGCAATTCGAAACCCGGTCGAACATTACCGCAGTCGAATGGGACATGCGGAAGTCCGAATCGCTGATGATGCTCACCCCAGTCATCGAGCGTCTCCAGACCGAAGTCCTTGCCCCGATCATCGATCGTGCTTGGGGCATCATGGCCCGTGCCCGCATCCTCCCACCACCCCCAGCGGAGATCGCAGGGCGCGAACTCAACATCGAATACACCTCGATGCTCGCGATCTCCCAACGCGCTGCTCAGGCTGGTTCGATCGAACGCATGCTGCAGATCGCTGGGCAACTCGGCGGGATCGACCCAGCCATCATCGACAACATCGACTTCGACATGGCTCTCGATCTCTACTCGAACCTGCTGAACAACGACCCGCGGATGATCCGGTCGCCGCAGCAGCTTGTCATGATCCGACAACAGCGCGCCCAGCAGCAGGCACAACAGCAACAACTTCAAACCGCCGAGACCCTCTCCAAGGCCGGTGCTAACGCCTCGGCCATCGACGTTGGCGGCGGCCAGAACCTGATGCAAAGGATGCTCGCCGGATGACCTTCGACGGCTCAAACCGTAAGCAAGTCCGTGAACGCGAGAAGGAACTTAAACTCGCCGAGGCGAACCGGCATGCCTATGTTCGCCGAATCATGCAAGACAAGCCCGGTCGAAAATGGATGCACGACCTGCTTGAGAAATGCTGCATCTTCCAAACCCCATTCGTTGCGGGAGCCCCGGACGTAACTGCCCGCAACTGCGGATACCAAGACGTCGGCCTTTCCATCTTCTCCGACGTCGTCAATGCCGCACCAGCCGAATACGTTCAAATGATGTCAGAAGCCAGCGAGAAGGAACTAGTCCATGAGCGACGCTACAGTGACGACCGATCCCCCGCAGCCGAACACACCGGAAGCGAGGACCCCGGACGGGACGTTGAAGGACGTGACCCCGTCACCGAGTACGACCCCTACGCCGGAACCGAAGCCTGAAGGCGATTCGTTTCTCACCAAGACCCCCAAGGAGCCCGATCCAAAGGTTCCTGCTAAGGACCCGCCTGCTGACCCACCGAAGGACGGTGATCCGAAGGGCGATCCCAAAGCACCTGTAGGCGCTCCGGAGAAGTACGAGGATTTCAAAGTCCCCGACGGGTTCAAGTTCGACGAGCCGGTGCTGAAGGAAGTCCAGACCACGTTTAAAGAACTCGGGCTGTCGCAAGACCAAGCCCAGAAGCTCGTCGACCTCTATGGCAAAAACGCCCTCGAAGCCGCCGCAGCGCCATACAAAGCTTGGGCCGATTTGCAGAAAGAATGGACCACCGAGATCGGCAACCGCTTCCCGGGGGACAAAGGCCGCGAGGTCCAATCCATGATCTCCAACGTCCTCGACACCGTTCTCTCCCCGACCCTTGCGAAGAATGTCCGTGCGGCCCTTGACATCACCGGTGCCGGTTCGCACCCCGATGTCGTCGAGGCCCTGAACATTCTCCTCCGACCCCTTTCCGAAGGCAAACCAGTCCGTGGCAACGGGCCTTCCCCTGAAGGTCAAAAAGCCCCCGGCTCCGGTCCGCCTTCGATCGCAGACGCGCTATACGGCCACCTGCGAAAGTAATCCTACGTCCGCCCCAGAGGGGACGAACGGCTGAGCCCAGAGGTACTTAGGATGTCACGAAGTGAAACTTAACCCAAACACAGGATAGCATCCTATGGCTGCCATTGGCTCTACGGCGTTAACCTACGCCGACTGGGCGAAGCGCATGGACGACGGCTACAAAGTCGCCGCGATCATTGAGCTTCTTTCCCAAACGAACGAAATCCTTGACGACATGATGGTCGTCGAGGGCAACCTCCCAACGGGTCACAAGACCACCGTCCGCACCGGACTTCCGCAAGCCACATGGCGCTTGCTGAACACCGGCGTGCCGAACGCGAAGTCGACCACCGCGCAGATCGTTGACACCTGCGGGAACCTCGAAACCTACTCCGTCATCGACAAGGACATCGCTGACCTGAACGGCAACACCCCGGAGTTCCGGCTCTCGGAGTCCCGCGCGTTCCTCGAAGGCATGTCGCAACAGGTTGCTTCGACGCTGATCTACGGCAACCAGTTCATCAACCCGGAGCGGTTCACCGGCCTCGCCCCGCGCTACTCGACGAAGACCACCGCGAACTCCAACACCGCGGCGAACGTCCTCGACGGTGGCGGTGTGTCGAACACCAACACCTCGATCTGGGTGATGACTTGGGGTTCCGATACCAACTTCGCCACGTTCCCGAAGGGCAAACTCACCGGTCTCCAGCAGCGGGACATGGGCGAGTGGCCGGTGACCGATTCCAACGGCAACACCTACCAAGCCTATCGTGAACACTTCAAGTGGGAAATCGGCCTCGTCAATCGCGACTGGCGCTATGTCGCCCGTATCGCGAACGTCGACGTCACCCAGCTTACCGGCGTCTCCGCTGCGAACTTGATCAACTTCCTCGTTCGCGCTCTCTACCGCCTCCCCACCGCTCCCGTCTCCGCGACCACCATCCAAACCTCTGACACCCCGATGGTTCGCGCGGACATGGGCCGTACGGTTATCTACTGCAACCGTATCATCCGCACCTACCTCGATCTCCAAGCGATGAACAAAACCAACGTTCTCCTCCGGATCGAGGAATTCAACGGCAAACCCATTACCACGTTCCGTGGTATCCCTGTCCGCACTGTGGACGCCATCTTGAGCAACGAAGCTCAGGTCGTTTAAAGGAGCCAGATATGATTCTCGATGGCCTCTTAATGTTCTCCAACCCTTCTGGCGGTGGCACCGGCACCGGTGACTCCCCCACGACGGGTTCGCAGACTTCCACCTCGTCCCTCGATCTTGGCATCGTCGGGCTCCCGCTTTCTGCCCAAGGCGGTGGCGCGCGGGATATTGGCATCGGCGATGACCCGGCGATGAAAATCCTTGTGATCGTCACCACGGCGTTCACAGGCGGCACCTCGCTCCAAGTCAACATCCAAGGCGCTCCGGACAACGGCTCTGGCGCAGCAGGTGCTTTCACCGTCATGGCCTCCGGGCCGGTGGTCGCCGAAGCTTCACTGATCGCTGGTGCCCGGCTGTTCGACTCCGACATGCCCCGACCTGCACCCGCGCAACCACTTCCGCGGTTCCTGCAACTCGGCTACGTCTCCGTCGGCACCCATGGCGCGGGGGTCCTCAAAGGCTTCCTCGTCCTCGACCGGCACGATCTCCCGGAACAAGCCAACGCGACGCTCGGCGGTTACCCCGCTGGCATCACTGTGGCGAACTAAGGAAAATGGCAATGACCAAACTTCGTGCACTTCTGGCGGGGGCGGTCATTGCCGCCCTTGGCCTATTTGCTGGGATCGCCCTTTCCCAGCAACTCACTTCTCGAACCCTAACCGGTAACGAGGCTTGGGCTGTAGGCATCGGTGGACCGCAAGGCCCGTCGCTGTTTATCACCACGGCGCAATCCCGAAACTCCCAAGGCGTTCTCAACACCGCCTTGACTTCCGGGTCTCTAGTCCTGACCACGAACACAGCGACTCTTGTGTCCACCGCTGCTTCTGCCTCCCTCGCCGTTACCCTTCCATCGCTTCCATTCGATGGTGAAATCTTCGAGTGGGTCAATGGCTCTGGCGGCGCATTTACCGGTGCCACCGTTACCACCACCGACGGTTCGACCTTGGTCAACAACACCACCTTCGCCACCCTCGGCGCTGGTTCTTCGGTCGAGTTCCGTTATCTCATCGCAACCAATTCTTGGTACAGAATAAGGTAAACCCCCATGCGCAAGCTAGGTCTAGTTCTATCCCTCGTCGCGGCTCTAGGCCTATGCTTGCCTTGGGCTGCCCGGGCAGAGAATTCCGTTGGCCCGACCAACCTGATCCTCTGCAATAAAATCGCCACGATGGCAGCAGGGCCGCTGACGATCACGCAATTGATCGCTGCGGTCGTTGGTCAAACCATTATCCTCTGCGGGTGGGAAATCACCAACACTGGTGCCACCGGGACCTTCTCGTTCCAATCCGGCACCGGGGTCAACTGTGCTACCAACCCTGCCACCATCGTCCCACCACTCAACATCACCAACACCGCGCCGTCGGTCGATCGTCAGCAATACGCCACGATCCAACTCCCGCTCGGCTCGGCCCTTTGCATTACCCCAAGCGTAGCCACGATCGCCGCGGTGATCTGGTACGTGCAACTCTAGGAGGCCAGCCATGGCAAGATGGAAAGTCACAGCAAAGCACTACCTCCATGCGGAGCAATACGGCCAGCCGACCGAATGGGAACGGCAGGAGACGAACCAAGACACCGGGCGGATGTTCCGGAAGTCCTATCGGGTCCCGCTGTTGATCGACCCCGACGATCGCTTCTGCGTTAACAAACACGAAGGCATCTGCGTGGTCGCCCGCAAGGGCACCGAGAAGCCCGGGGATATTGTCTTCTTCGGTCCACCGACACCGGATATGGAACCGATGGATGACGAGGCTCAGGCCGAGACGGATTCGGAAAAGCACAAGTGGGTCAACCCGATCGACTCCCTCGCGCCCGAGATCGGCCAAGAGTTCGGCAAACAACTCCTCGAAGCCTTGAACCGTCAAGTCGACATGGCAGGCCAGCGGCAAGCGGTATCCCTCCGCGGGACTTCCGATAGCGACATCGAAGCGTTGAAGGCAATGGTCGCCCAGCAGCAAAAGATGATCGAGCAGCTGATGTCCGGCGCGGCTCCGAAATCCGCAACGGCTCCAGAGCCTGCCCAAGACCTCGCCGATCTCGACACTCGCAAGGACACCGCGGAGCCACTTGTCGATATCGACCCCGACGCTCTCCCGGCCCCACCACCGATCCACGTCGATCGTCCACGCTCCACCATGAGGCGTTGAAATGACCAGCCAACTCGATCTCGACCAAGGAGGCACGGCTCGTCAGTGGGTGAAGACCTACCTTGGCCCGACGATTGGCTGGGTATTTCTCCCCGGAAGAAACCCGCTGGAGATAACCTCCGCGGGGACTTTCGTAATCTCCCCCGACACCTCGCTGGTCCGGGTGAATGTAAACGGCGCGGTCATCCTGACCCTGCCAACAGCAATCGACCCGGCATCCCCGGCTGTGGCCCAACCGGCCCTAGCCGCAAGGACCCCGATCACCATCGTCGACATCGGTGGCTTCGCCGGGGCCAACCCGATCACGATCCAACCAGCTTCCGGCGCTGAGAACATAATGGGCCTTGCATCGATCCAGATCAACTCCCCATTCGGCGCCTTCACCCTTTCCCCATCCAATGTACTCCACGGCTGGACGAATTCAAACCAATGAAAAAGCCCCTCATAGCGCTGGCGCTGCTTGGTCTTATCTTCTCGGCCTCTCCTGCTGTGGCCCAATGCTCGGGGGTGTTCTCAGCTGGGTCTGTCTGCGGCTCGGTCAATGGCGGTGCCCCGGGGCAAGTCCCCAACGCTTCGATCGTTGGGATTCTCCCTCTGCCCAATGGCGATATCTTCCTCGGCAACTCCAGCAACAAAGCCGCGGCGGTAGCTCCGACCAGCACCGGCGATTGCACGTTCACCCTTAACAACACCGGGCTGTTCACCTACACCTGCCTGAAAACCGGTGGCGTTGCCTTCGGTTCTCTCGCAACCCAGTCCTCCGTCCTCACCGGGCAACTCCCGGCCCCGTTCACCAACGGCACGGCCACTGGCAACACCAGCAAATTCGCCACCTCTACTGGCACGCTCACCAATGGCGACTGTGTCAAGATCGATGTCAACGGCAACTTCGTCGACAGTCTCGGCGTCTGTGGTGGCTCTAGCACCAGCTTCAACTTCGGCGGTAGGCTTACCCTCACCTCCGGAACCCCAATCACCACCACAGACGTAGTCGGTGCGACGGTTGTCTTCTACGCCCCGCTATCCGGAGGCGCTGGGGCGACTAACACAGTCCCGGTTTGGAACGGCGCAGCCTTCGTAAACGTCACGATCACCTCTTCTGCCAATGACACAGTCGGGCAATCAGTAACCCTTGGCTCTAACTGGGCTTCAGGCTCCGGATACGATTGGTTCGAAGGACTGAACGCTGGTACCCCTACGCTCTGCTCTGGCCCTGCATGGTCGAACTCCGGTGCAGGCACATCTGCCCGGGGCACTGGCGCTGGCACCACTCAGCTTCAAATGCTGAACGGTATCTGGACCAACGCAGTCTCCATGACCTGTCGATTCAACAACACCACGACCTTCACCTGCGCTGTGAACCAATGCACCTACCTCGGCTCGACGCTGATGACTGGTGCTGGGCTTACTGAAGATAGCCAAGCCAAGCGCTACACCTACAACCAATACAACCAATCCATCCGCAAGATGAAGGTTGTCGAAGGCACAGCCTCTTGGTCCTATACCCTAACCACATGGCGGCAAGCCAACGCTAACACCGCGAACCAGCTTTCGATATTCGCCGGTTTCCCCGGAACCCTTCTCGAAGCTCGTGTAGATGCCACTGGCGATACCTCTGCCGCGGGCTCCTTCGTCGCGGTTGGTGTCGGGATCAACGTCGCCAATGCCGATAGCTCAGACACCCACCAGACCACCAACTGCACCAACCGCTGTCCGGTATCCGCAACGCTCAAGACCTATCCCGGGCTTGGGCTTACCAATATCGTCTGGATCGAAGCAGCAGGTATCGCCAGTGGCACTAACAACTACGAAGGTGTCCAATCCGGCTCCGGTATCATCTATGTCCAATCCGGTATAACAGGGACCTTGTTGTTCTAATGCTCACCCGTCGAAAGCTTCTTCTGGCAACCCCGGCATTGATCTTGCCCCGGCGAAGCTTTGCCCTTGGCGGCGGGGGCAATCCTGACCCATACACCCTTCCGCAGTTGCCTAATCAAGTCGTCGGCTGGAACTTCATGGTCCCAGCGCGGACGCAGGTGGACCCTCGGTCGCTCTCCGGCACCGTTGGCTGCATCGTCATCGCCGGGGACAGCGTTTGTTCCAACGTAGTCAACTCTACCCAAGCCGCGGCACAAGCTAATAACTTTAACTACAACGTTTACAATGGCGGCCTGTATAAAACCGTTGAGCCGCTCTTCGGTTGCAATTGGAACACTGGCTTCGCTGGCCTCAACGGGAACTTCTTCACCAACGTTGCGGATTCCCTGATCACCAATTCGATCTACGCCAACGTGGTCCTTGTCCCTTGCGGTCTCGGTGGCTCTCTCCTCGCCGATTACGCATCT